AATATGAGAACGTGCTTCTTTAATTAGTTCCTTCTGATAGTCGAAAAGTTCATATGCTATTCCTCATCGCCCCCAAACTTCCAAATGTCTTCTTGCTTTGCGAATTTAGCATCAGAAAGCTGGTTCTTAGCAAACGTGCTATTAGATGGCTGCAAGATAAAACCGCGATTTCCAGTTTCTTCGCTAATCACTAATCGGCCCACAATATTTACAAGACCCATAACATTTTCAATAATCTTTTCACGTATCTTAGGGATAAACTGGTTGTAAATTTGTCCGCCAGGTGTTTCGATTTGCCGTGTGGTTTCCCAAGCTGTATAAACTTTATTAACGCCTTCCCATGAATTCACATAACGAATTAGATCCGTAAGGAAAAATGAGAATTTATTGTAATCGCCCATTTCTGGAATACCCATTGCTCGCCCATCTTTAGTGCGACTCAATTTAGCCTTTTCGCCCAGCCATGCTTGCTCTAATTCTGAGATGTTATCAATAACAATATTGTCATAGTCCTTAATATATTCATCATGGATTTCTTTAAGCATCTTCTTAAAACCGACCTCAGTATCATTCAGATCAGCGTAGACAATATCAATGTTTTCTTCTCCAGCAAGTACAATGGTTGTACGGTCAACATCAATCACTAACGTTCTGCCAGGCAAATATTTAATAGTAGTTGTTTTCCCAGTACCTGGAGGTGCATAAATTAATGCGGAGAAATTACTTCCTTTTTGTAATTCAGAAGCTTTTTTAATTTCCATGTTTCACCGCCTTTTTAGCCGTTTCACTAAACTTCACACCTTGCAATCCGATGTTTTTAGACGGGACATAATGTGCGTAATCAAACTCATCAGCTCCCTCAGCTTTCATTAACTCTGCAATTTTAGTCTTGTTTGGTTCAATCTTGCATAGCTCAATTGGTACTTCTTCAGGCTTCGTTATTTCTAATTTCTTAGATGTATGAAACCTGAAATTGTTAACGACTCCATCAATCTTTTTAAGTTGCATTGATTCCATCGCTTCACCAATATAAGAAAGCAGTGAGTAGGCACGCTTTTCAAGTAATTGCGCTTCTGACTGTAGTTGTTTCGCCACTTCACGTTTAGCTTTGGCTTTAGCCATAATGTTTTTAATAACATAGCCTGTGTTTTCTGCTTTAACTTCAAATTCATCAGTGATTGATTCCAAAGTGTCTTTAAGCATTTCATAGTTTTCATTTTCTGGATCAGATTCTATTTGATCCTGCAAAAACTCATAATTTGTTTTAAGTTCGAATATTGTGTTGTCCATTGTGGTATAATATCCTTATCTATTTATATTTAGCTCCGTCTGCAAACGGGGCTTTTTTATTTTATTACCGCTAATTTCTGACGTGCTTCGTCGTTTTTACGGCGTATTGAAAGTTCAGTTAAATAAACGTTATTTAATTCAATTAATGAATCAATACGAGCTTCTAGTGATTTTGCATAGCTTATCCATTCATCTCGGTTTTCTTCCATAGCTTTGTCATGTTCCGCTAACTCACGATAATCGCTAGCTAGCTGTTCATAATCAGCAAGCTTCATTTTTTCTTCTTCTGTTTTGAATCCAAACATTTCTGTATACCTTCTATTTCTTATAACTTTTATAGCGAGTTGCTTCTTTCCACTCTACAAATTCTTTAAAAATTTCTTTATTAATGAAAACTATTCTATGAGTAGGATTAAGTACCCCTTTTTTAAATTCTGGGCGGCTTCGCATCTCAGAGAGCCAAGCTGTAAGCGTAGGTTTAGTTAACCCTTGCCACACCTCCATAAGATGTTTTTTGTCACACCACTCTGCTTCCTCTCCCTTTTCGACCGGAAGATATGTTATTTTTGCGTAAGGCATTTATATGCTCCTTTCTGTATACGTATTTGAATCCTCCAAGTGTTATAATGATTGGGTAAATATTTCTCAGATATTTACTCAATCATTATGGAAAGGAGGTATAGTAATGATGAACCGAGAACTAATTAAATCTATTCTTGAAAAACATGGTATTGAATTCACTGAAAATCTATCAAACGCAATTGACGAAATAGTGCAATACCAACTTAAACAAGAATCTAGCAAGTTATCCGACAAACAAAGTCGGGAAAATCGCCTGAGCGGTATTCTTTAATCAAATCTAAGTCGATCATTTACGGTCGGCTTTTCTTGTACCATTCGTAAATGTAAAGTTGAATAGATGAAATTATCTAATTGTTTCTCTAGCTTCATAGCTTGTAATTTATCAATTGCTTCTGTATATGTTTTCGAGTTCTTTTGAAGCTCATCGACAATATTTTCTGCTAATTCTGTAATTTCATTTACTTTTTCTAATACTGTCGATTTAGTTACTTCTTTTTCCATTTCTGAATCCTTTCTTATCGTAATTTGAAGTCATCAATAATTCTAAGGATGACTTGATGTGCTTTAGGTGATTGAAGATGTCCTGAAAGGATATCAATCATCACATTTTTAGCTACTCCATACTTGGCTGCTAAACTCATTTTTTCGATTCCTGTTTCTTCAATGAATGAATTAACAAGTTTTAGACCATTGTCACTTGTTGGCATTTTTAGACCTCCGTATATAATTTTGTATAAGAAAAAGTTAGCATTTAAGAACAATAATGTTTGACATATCATAGAAAAAGTTCTACAATTAATGCATAGTTAAAACACCTAACAAAAGCTTTATAAAACATTCTTGGCGGAGCGTTTAAAGTGCTTTTTATAGGTCTATTTGCTAACCGAAAGGCTAACTCTTATCTACAAAATTAATTATAGAACTTTTGCTACAAATTGTCAATAGTTTTGTCGCTTTTTTTCTAAGTTATTTTTTGTGTTATCTATGAAAGGTTGATATTAATGGATTTATACGAAAAAATAAAAGAACTCGCAGCCCAAAAACATACCTCTATTCGAAAAATAGAAGAACATTTAGGTTATGGTAACGGAACTATAAGACGTTGGAATAAAAACAAACCAAACTACGATAAAATACAAGCAGTTGCAAAATATTTTAATGTAAGTGTGGATTATTTACTTGGAAATGAAGAATTAAAAAAGACCAATAAGCCAATTGACCTAAAGAAAGTTATTAGTGAGAAAAAACCAACTTCTTGGGATGATCCTCGCATAGACTGGAATGAGTGGGTATCTTTTGATGGAGAACCTATTAGTGATGATGTGAAGAAAATGTTATTTGCAATCTATGGCGACAAGCTAACAGACTAATCGGAGGTCTCTATGAATGAACAGGAATTGATAGAGTATTTACTCCGTGAAATGGAAAAGCATGGTATCCAAATAACGTGTGAACCCAACTTTCCTAAAAACGCAATTGTTAACACAAAAAGAAAATTAATGGTGTATAATCCTTCTAAAATAACTGCTTTTAAAATTGCTCATGAACTTTCACACGTAATTAATAGGGATGTTTGTAGAGGCAGTGAAAATGATGCTATTAACCCTCAAGAAGCACGGGCAAACCGTGAGGGGATTCTAATCCTTTGGGAAATATTCGAAGCCAATGGGGGAAGCTTTGAATATTTTAACGTCTACATCAACATAACTCATGCACCTTTTGAGCTTGCTGAATCAAAAATAAAATTTGAGTATACGGAGATGCATAAAGCCATTAACGAAATATTTGAAGATGAAATACAGGTTAAAATCAATAAGGAAGAAATGAGACAATACATCACCGATTATATAAGTTACTTTGATGTTATTGAATCAATTAATATCTATAGTTTTCTCGACTATTACCATATCAATTACAATTACTATGATATGGCTGAGGAAGAATTCAAAAATATGCTAGAATCTGCTTAGATAAGGAGTTAGCTATGAAATTTGGAATGCGCACACCAAGCGTAAAAAAGAGTATTAAGGCACGAACCACCGCTAAATACAAACGTAAAGTAAAAAAAGCCCTCATTCCTGGTTACGGGAAAAAGGGCATGGGATGGGTTAAAAATCCAAAAAAGGCAGCTTACAATAAAATTTATAAAAAAACAACATTCTCTATATGGGA